CTGGCTGGGGTCGACCTTCTCACCCTTGTTGAGCTGCTCGATCACCCATGCCGGACCGTGCCGCATGCCGCGATAGCTCATGTAGACGAGATGGCCATCGTCGGTCTTGAGCGTCAGCCGGACGTCGAGCTGCAGGATGCCGTCGCGACGCAGCAGCAGCCAGTCGCCACCCGGCGACGGCAGCACCGTGCCGCGAAGCTCCTCTCCGACGAACGTGCCGCCGGTGACGGTGGCGATGCGGCCGTTGCCGGGCGTGTAGGTGATCAGCGTGTCGACGCCGCTGAGGTTAGCGGGGTCGAGCGACCGGATCTCGCGCTCGTCGACGACGACGAGGAGAAACGCGCGCTGATCGACGGCCTGGAGTTCGATTTCGCCTTCGTCGACGGCGCGCACGACGCGACTGTGCAGAACGACTTCGAGCTGGTGAAGCGCTGCGGGCACGTGCTCTTTCACGACTACGACTCCAGGGGGCAGCCGGAGATGGATTACGTGTTCGATTTCGTGAATAGCCTGCCGAAAGCGCAGGTGCAGGTGCTCGACATTTTCGCCCTGTGGACGGCGCCGTGTGGGTAAACCATGCGCTGCAGCTCGGGTTCGTGCACATTCCGCGCACTGGCGGCACTACGGTCAAGTGGCTGATAGGCGGCTTCGAGCGGGTCACGGTGAAGCATCACGCCACTCTTGGAGAAGTGGCCGAGCCGGAGCGCTTTCGCGGCTACCGCCTCTTCGCGATCGTGCGCGACCCCTACTCGCGGATCGCGAGCGCCTACCATCGGGCCTGCGCGCGCCAGAGGGGCGAAGCGGCGATGCGCGCGGCGCGGCATCACATCAGCTCGTGCGCCGTGTACCTGAGATTCCTGGCGGATAACGGCGCTATTCGGCCGCAGGTGGACTACCTCGATCACCCGAGCCTCAAGCCGAGAGTTTTCCGCTTTGAGGAGACGAGCCCGGTGCAGGTCGCGCGTGCAATGAACGGGGCTGAGGACTACCGGGAGATCAAGACGAGTGATTACGGAGACTACGCCCGCGCCGATTGGCTGGATGCCGAGGCGGTGGCGCTGGTGAACGAGCTTTGCCGGCGCGATTTCATAGAACTGGGGTATTCGTTGCTGAGCTGGGAACAATTGCGTCATGGATAGTCTGATCAAGCATTTCGACGCCGTCGAGGACGCCGACCTGATGCTGTGCCTTGATCGCGGCCTCGCGTACCAGAAGGACTCGAGCGCCGGCCGCGTCCAGTACGACGAGGCATACTACGAAAAGGTGTGGTCCTACGAGCGCACGGACATCGCCCGTGCGGTCAACATCGGCCGCTGCGAGCTCATCGGGCGCCACATCAAGAAGGCGGCCAGCATCCTCGACATTGGCTCCGGCTCCGGCGCGTTTCTTCGGGCCGCGCTCAATGCGAACTTCCAGGCGTGCGGCTTCGAGGTCATGCCGGAGGCCGTGGATCGGCTGCGCGCGATCGGCCGCTACGAGGAGAGGCCAGGCCGGTTCGACGCCGTGACGTTCTGGGACTCGATCGAGCACATGGAGGACCCGGAGATCATCTTCCGCAAGATCATGAAGGGGGCGCATGTCTTCGCGTCAATCCCGGTGTTCCGCGACCTGACGCGCATCCGCGAGTCCAAGCATTATCGTCCGGGCGAGCACTTGTACTACTGGACGCCGGCGGGCTTCATCGCCTGGATGGGCGCGCACGGATTCCGGTTCCTGGAGGAGAGCGACCACGAGGTGAGGGCCGGCCGCGAGCAGATCGGCGCGTTCGCCTTCGCGAAGGATCTGCCGGATTATCATGACCACGTAGCGGCCTACCAGGAGATCCACTCGACGCGCCACTACGGGAGCTCCTCGACGGAGCTGCATCTCGCGGCGGTCACCGAGGTGGTGCGTCGGCGTGCTCCTGCCTCGATCATCGATTACGGCTGCGGTCGATCCGATCTGGCCGCGCACTTCTGGCTCGACGGCGCGCGGCAGATCATGCGCTATGATCCAGCTATCCCGGGCTTCGCGACGCAGCCCACGGGCCCATTCGACCTGGCGCTCTGCTGCGACGTGATGGAGCACATCCCGGTGGCGAGCGTCGATCGCATCCTCGCAGAGGTTCGCAGCCTCGCGCCGGTCGCGCTCTTCACGATCAGCACCAAGCCGGCGCGCGCGAAGCTGCCGGACGGGCGGAACGCTCACGTGACGCTGCTCACGCGCTCGGAATGGACGCGCTGGGTTGGCGACTATTTCGGCGCGGTCGAGGAGATCCCGACGAAATGGGAGCACGAAGTCATGCTCCTGGCGGGTGCGAAGGCGGAGGCTGCGATCGTGGCACCCATCGCGCCGTGCGAGTGCGGCGGCGAGGCGCAACTCGAGGTATTCGATCACCCGCGGCGCGATCGCGAGTTCTTCATGCGCTGCCGCTCGTGCCAAGGGATGGGGCCATCCGCGCCCAGCATGGACGCAGCGCGCGCGCTCTGGACCGGCCAGGTGACGCCGGCGGATGAGGGCGTCGTCGCGGTGGGCGGTGCGCGATGAGCTTCTGGTGCTGGATCACTATCGAACAGAAATCGGTCACCCAGGACCCGACGTATGGCACCGAGGTTGTCACCTGGGTGCCGCTGGATCCCGAGCCCGGCAGCCCGAGCGTGGCGATCCGCTTCCGGGCCGAGGTCCAGGACGCGCTCCCCAGCCGCTCGGAATCGGTGCGCCAGGGGCTGGAGCTCGCGCGCAACCAGACGCGCATCCGCATGCGCTGGCGCGGCGATGTGACCTCCGACATGCGGGTGACGGTACACGGCGATACCGATGTCGTCTATCAGATCGTCGGCGGCCCCGCCGAGATCGGCGGCCGCAAGAGACGCCTCGAGATGGTCATCGAGCGGTATTCGTCCTAGGAGAACGCCCCCATGTTCGGACTGAAGTTCACTCGCACGTTCGCCGAGCTCGAAGTCTCGGCCGCCGCCTACGACGAGATCGCCGCGAAACTGCGCGCGGCCGGCTACGACCATGCCTTCGTCAACGGCGCGATCGACATGCACGGCATCGGCTTGACGCGCGGGCCCGAGCCGGTCGCACCTAGGCACCGGCCGATCTCCGGCAAGGCACCCGGGGCGATCTCGTGAGCGAGGTACACGTCAAGGGCCTCGCGGAACTGCAGAAGTTGCTCGACGAGTTGCCGGCCAAGATCGAGAAAAACATCATGCGCGGCGCACTGCGCGCGGGCGCGAACGTCGTAAAGGCGCAGGCCCAGGCCAACATCCATTCGGTGTCCGGCGAACTTGCCCGCAGCCTGCGTGTGAGCACGAACGCCAAGGGCGGCAAGGTGATCGCGAAGGTCGTGGCCGGCAAGGGCTTTGGTGCGAAAGGCACGCCACCAAAGAATCTACCGCTGTGGGTCGAGTACGGGACCAAGGCGCATTTGATTTCCGTGAAAGACAAGCCCTCACGCATGACGCGGCGCGGCCTAAAAGACTTTGCCATCAGGACTATCAACAAGATGATTGCGCGCGGGAGTCTAGTTATCGGCGGCAATCTAGTCGGGCCGATGGTCAAGCACCCTGGCGCAGCGCCGAATCCCTTCATGCGGCCCGCGCTCGACACTCAGGCGCAGGCGGCGGTCATCGCGGCGGGCGAATACATAAAAGCCCGCCTCGCGACGCAACATGGGCTGGATACCGCGGACGTCATGCTCGAAGGGGACGAGTGATGTCGGGTGTCGCCGTGATCCGCCACCTGCTGGCGAATAATGCGCCGTTGATCGCGGAAGTCGCGGCGGCAAGGATCATGGCG